TAACAATATGGCATTAATTACATTAGGAGCAAACTCTGGTAAAGGAAAGGTTTTGCAAGTTGTATCTGCAACTAAAACTGATACGCAAGTTACATCTACTGCTACTTTTGTTGATGTATCTGGTTTGAGTTTATCTATAACTCCATCATCATCATCAAATAAAATATTTTTAGTTCTTAATATTAATATTGATGGTTCGGAAAGATATATGGGTGTCAAATTTGTTAGAGGTTCAACTGATATTGGTATTGGTAATGCAGATGGTAGTAAAACAAGGTTAACAATTTCCTCTATGAGAAACGACTCTGCAACTGGTGACCATTATGTCATGCACAACTCATCAGCTAGTTTTTTAGATTCGCCAAATACATCTGGTTCAGCTGTAACATACAAAATTCAAGCTGGGTTGCATTATGGAAATGCACAAACTTTATATATTAATAGACCAAGTAGAAATGATGACGCATCTTACATAGCTAGAGGAATATCAACATTAACAGCATACGAAATAGCAGGATAATTTATGATAGATAAAGCAATATTAAAAATAAATCCAACAGCAGAGTTTTCTGTTCATGGCGAAAATATAAATACTATTGAATGGCACAATGGAACAACACCTATACCAGTAGCTGACATAGAATCTAAGATGACAGAACTACAAGCAGAGTATGATGCTAACGAATATCAAAGAGAAAGAGCAACTGCTTATCCATCAATACAAGAACAGTTAGATATGCAATACTGGGATAAAGTTAATGGTACTACTAACTGGGAAGATGCTATCGCTAAAGTTAAATCAGATATACCTAAAGCATAAGGAGTTTAAATGCAGTTATCAAAACATTTTACATTAGAAGAATTTGAAAAAAGCCAAACTGCTACAAGAAAAGGTATTAAGAATAAAGCTGGTGCTGGAGAAATAAAAAACTTAGGCGATCTATGTTATGAAGTATTAGAGCCTGTAAGAATTAAATTTGATAAGCCTGTTACTATTACATCTGGTTATAGATCAGAAGAATTATGCGAAGCAATAGGCAGTAAAAAAACATCACAGCATACCACAGGAAACGCAACTGATTTTGAAATAGCTGGAGTATCTAATCTTGAAGTAGCTTTATGGATTCAAAACAATGTAGATTTTGACCAACTAATCTTGGAGTACTATACAGGCGAAGCTAATAGTGGGTGGATTCATGTATCATATTCAGAGGGTTCTAATAGAAAACAAGTATTAACATTTGATGGCAAATCATATACTAATGGATTACCAGATGCTAAATGGTCTGGTGGAAAACTACAAAACTAAAGGAGTCTATTATGCCAATGGGTAAAGGAACTTATGGGTCTAAAAGAGGCAGACCACCAATGAAGAAAAAAAAGAAAAAAGCTAAAAAGAAGAAGTAATGAGAAAAGTAGCACGAGATAAAAAAACTAAAATACCAAAGAAGTATCTATCAGGACTTAAAGGTAAAAAGCGATCATCAAGATCAAAGCTATTAAAAAGAATGTCTAAACTATATAAATCTGGTGCTACTATTCCTCTTTCAATGTTTAAAGCGAGAGTAAAATAATGGCCAGAAGAAAACCTTTATCTGCTCGAGTTATTGCTACACTAAGAGCAAAAGCTAAGAACAGAAAAAATATTACATTAGGACAATTAAAAAAAGTATATCGTAGAGGTCAAGGTGCTTGGCTATCATCTGGTTCAAGACCTAAAATATCTATGGCTGGTTGGAGTATGGCAAGAGTTAATAGTTTTTTGCGTGGAAGTAGAAAACATGATACAGACCTTAGAAGAAAGAGAAAGAAATGAGTAATAAAACTGCATTACAAAAAATAGAATCTCACGAAAAACTTTGTCGTATTATGCAGAAAGCAACTCACGATAAAATTAACGATTTACAATCACAAATAAATAGAATTGAAAAAATAATGCTTATTTCTGTCGGTGCATTAATAAGTTCAATGGCATATGTAATTATGCTTTTGATAGATAAGGTGTAACCTTTACAAACACCTAAAAATAAGTACAAGTAATAATTGCATGAGTTACAAATCAATTTTATGTATATCGGATTTACATATTCCAGCACACCACCCACAAGCATTTGATTTTTTAAAATTGCTAAAAAAAACTTTAAAACCAGAACTAATAATTAATGGTGGAGATGAATTAGATAAACACGCTTTATCTATGCACGACTCTGATCCTGATCTTCCTAGTGCTGGAGATGAATTAAGACAATCTAAAAAATATATTTGGGAACTTAAAAAGATATTTCCTAAAATGATATTACTTCATTCTAATCATTCATCATTAATTTATAGACGAGCATTAAAACATGGTATGCCAAAAGCATATTTAAGATCATACAATGAATTTTTAGAAATAGATCATCAATGGAAATGGGTAGAAGATTTAAACCTTAAATTAAGTGATGGTTCAGAATGTTACTTCACGCATGGAATGGCTAGTGATGGTATTAAACTAGCCATGCAGTATGGAAAAAATGTTTGCCAATTTCACTTCCACTCCAAGTTTAACATACAATATTTTAGCAATCCTGATAATCTAATATGGTCTTTACAATGTGGTTGTCTTACTAAACAATCAAACCTTAATTTTCTATATTCTAAAAATCATAGACTTAGATTTGTAATTGGTACAGGGGCTATCATAAATGGACAACCTAGACTATACCCAATGATATTAGATAAAAAAGGGGATTGGATTGGCAAAATCGTCTAAGTTAAAGCCACAGAGAGCCACAGAGAGGGCTACTGACAAGCAAATAGGTGGCAACCATTACAAATCATATACCATACAGCCTATAGAGTTTATAGTGGCCAATAAGCTAGATTTCATACAAGGCAATATCATCAAATATTGTTTAAGAGAAAAACAAGGCGAAAACCCAGATGAGAAGTGGAATAAGATAATTCATTACTGCGAACTAGCAAAAGAGTTGAAAAATAAAAAATAAAGAATATGAAGCCTGAATGAACTTCACTTATTTAATTTATTCTATTCTTGTGGTATATTGGACAACATTAATTTTTTTAACAAGTAATACTTATTTATGATTTTTAGTTTATTAAATAATCCACTAACAAAATTAGCAGTTGGCAAAGTAACTGATCATTTAAAACATAGAGCAGAAAAAGTAAAAACTATTAGAGAAGCTGAGATACAGGCTTGTAAAGAAGTTGATGTTCAAAGAATTAAGTCACAAGATAAAAGTTGGAAAGATGAAATATTAATGCTCTGGCTTGTTGGAATGTTAAGTACAGGCTGGTTTGATAGCACTAGAGATAACTTTGAAGAATGGGTTAGAATTATAAATGATTTACCAGATAGTGTTTGGTATCTTGTAATTATTGTATTTACTGCAACATTTTCAACTAAGATGACAGATAAGGTTTTAAACAGAAACAAAAAGAAGTAATATGTCCTAATGGACAATATAAAAGTTGATGCAGTAATTACAGATTTAGAACTTCAATTAGAAACATATAACAATCCCTATGGTAGTTTCGTCAACTTTAGATTCATAGATACTTACCCATACTTTACTAAAGTCAATGAGATGGTCGAAGAAATAAAAAGACGAACTGATGTTGATTTAATTAATTACGAATATTCTTACACAGGGATTCACGAAGATACTGATATAAAGCATTTTGATATTACTAGAAACTAGGGTGGTAAAGAGAGAGATCAAATCCACCCTAGCTATTTTGGGGCAATCCAAAGCGATAGCCGTTTATTTAACTATCTTCATTCTTCCCAAAATTCTTTTAACAAGCCACCAACTCTCGCTGATGGCTCTATCTACTAGACTCATATATAGGGAGCAAATCTTTATATCGTTAGTAGAATTCATTTAAACTTTACTATTCAAAGCTAAATCTCTTTTTAACTCTGATTGTTTTAAGCTAACATACTTATCTAAATTATTATAATGGTATCTAGCTTTTATTAATTCTTCCTCTGCGTTAGCATATTGTTCTACAACTTCTTTATACTCTACATCTGTTCTGGCCTTATGTTCAGCCTCAATAACAGTTTTAGTATCTAGTTTGTATTTAAGAAATAATTTAGAATAAGTAGCTTTACGACCCTCATCTAATACAATTACTTTCTTATGCCAATCAGCCCATCTTTCTGATGCTCTTTCTAGTTCTTCATAAGATTTAAAACTTAGACTCATATCAATATCACTCCTAATACAAAGCCTACTACAAAGCAAATCCATTCTCGTCTATAATGTAGTTCTAACACTTTCCAATCACTTTTAGTTTTTCCAAATATCATCATGGGTATAATAACATCTCCTCTGCTTCTTGTTCTAACTGTTTTATTTGTTGTTTCAAGCTATGATTTTCTTTTCCTAAATCATCTATAGTTTTGTTTAATGTTTTATTTTCTAAATACATAGCTTGTAATTCTTCTCTCTTAAAAGCGAGATCACGCTTCAATTTATCAATCTCGCTAATAAGTTCTTTTGTCATAATTAAAATGGAATCTCATCATCCATATCACTCATTTTCTCAACTGGCATAGCATTATCTGGTGCTGATGGTTGAGCCTGTGTCATTGGTTGCTCAGTATATCTAGGCATAGTTTGACCTACAGGCTTAAATCCATCTACATTGGGTTGAGGTTTGTATGGCTTAACCATTATCAAACAGAATATCTGTTCAAGATTACCCTTTGCATATTGTGGTGGATTCTGCATTTCTTGAGTCTTTGTCATATACTTTAAAACATATCCAGCTTTAGTATATTCTTGAACTTCAGGTGTATTAAACCATTCATTCACTTGAGATAAACCATATTTTCTTTTGGTTAAGCTACAAGTAAATTTAACCTTACTTGCCTCGCCACTGTATTCATATTTGGGGCTAAGATTTCCCGTTGGAAAAAGTCGCATTTGTAACCCACAAAAAGGTTTATCGAATTTAGTTTTTTCGTACATTTGTTTTTCCTTTTTTTAGTTGATTATATTTTCGTACTGACTCGTTAAACATTAACTCGGATTTATGACAACTAAGTAATCCTAAAAATGCTTTCAAGTGTTCCTTTTTATATAAGATATGTCTAGCCTCGAAGTCGCCACTATCTTTAGGCAATCGAACTATATACATCTTATTTATTTTCTTACCTGTTTGTTCTTCATAGGCCAATTTATATCCATGTAATTGATGAACCATATTTAGAAACAAACCCTTAGAAGTTTTTATATCTATGAGCCAAAGATTATTGTCAGGGTCTTTAGCAATTAAATCTAAAGTTCCACAAAATCCTCGTTCAGAATATAAAACCTTTTCGGACTCAATAACTTTTAGCTTATGTTTTGTCCAAAATCTTTTAAACTTTTCAAAGCAACCTAATATTACAGGGTCGCTAGGGTCAGTAAATTTCTCGCCTTTAAGCCACATCTCGCAAAACTTATGAACCATAGAGCCTATGTTTAAAATATTATCTCCTGACTTTTTTGCATTAGCTTTAGCATTAGTAACTATCTTTTGTATTTGGTCGATTGGAATACCCTCTCTTTCCATTTCAGTTTTAATAGCATTTACTTGTTGGCTAATCTTCCAATTCTCTAACATTGGACTCGCTAACTTTCCAAGTAGTGTACTCATACCAACTACATATTCGTTGTTATGAATATATACATGCTTTTCTTCATTGAACTCAATCGTATGACCATGTTCTGTTTTATGAATTGCCATTATTCTCTCCTTTTTTCTTTTTCTTTTTCTTTATTTTTTCTGTTTTAATTCCATAATAAGCCTCTAATTGTCTAGAGGTTGGTTGCCATTCTACATATCTATATTTTTTATACTCTGTCATTTATTCTCTCCTTTATATTCTCTTTTGTTTTTAGCATTTGAAACACACACCCTATTATATTCTTCTATAAAGTGTTCTGTTTTAAATTTATTTTTACTTATTATTCTATTCATGGCGTTAATTCTTTTATCTTGCCATGTTGTAGTCTTGCCTAAACGGATATACATTCTCTCTCCTTTTTGTTAATAATGTAAGTTCTTTATTATGGATTGGTTTAATAAAATAGTCAAATGATACATTAAAGTATTCTGACAAAGCTAATAGATTTATCGGATTACAAAGATTCTGGCCTTTTTCGTATTTCTGAATCTGTTGGAATGTAACTCTGATTGCTTTAGCAACTCTAGTTTGGGTCATCTTATTAACCAATCTGATCTTCCTTAATTGTAACCCTATAATCTTGGTAACAATCTTATCGTTATGCTCTCTACTAATATTCCATTCTTCTAATAGATTATTAATTGAGATATTGATTTCTTCTACTGTATTATTTTTGTTCATGTTTTCTCCTTTAGTTTAAAATTGAATGTCCACGATGAGTTAAGCATTTTCTAACTATAGACCTATATTTTGTGTCCATAGTTGGGCTTAAAGACCAATACAAAATATTACTTACAAAGTTTGTATTATCTTTAGCAAGTGTTTTACAATGTAATTGATCGTCAGTTATTAGATTTGCTCTATCACTATCGAATGTACCTGATCTTCCAGCAGTATCTATAATAGGTTTATAGCTACAGGCTTGTAATAGGGTCATAGATAGCATGAGTAAAAGTATTGTTTTCATATCTTGTTTTTTTTCCTCTCTATAAAATTGGCTGATGATACTTCAAGTGATGAAGTTTAAAAGCCAAATTCTTCTGCTGTTCCTTGTTCTTTAACAACTTTTTTAACAAATCTTTCTCCATTTGTTTTTTCTTGTCTAGCTGTTCTTGAACCTTGAACATTTGTTTTGGGTTCATTGTTTTTCTCCAAATGACTTACTTGCTTTTGCAAATAAGTATCTACAGGATTAATTAAATTAAGTTCGTCCTGTAAATCTTGTAATCCACCAAGAGTCATATCTCGGTGGAAAATCTGTTTAAACTTTTTAGCAATCTCTGTACTAAAGTTTGAGTTAGTTGGTATTCTCATAAAATCTTTCTTTTTCTTCAGCTTGTATTCCATAAAAATTAGAATGATACAAAACATAATTTCTATCTTTTTCCCAATCTTCATAATAAAGTTTTGCATCAGCTTTAGCTGTTTTTTTAGTATAAACTCCCTTATCAAAAGAAAATAAAATATCATTAGCGTGTGCATCTATAAATGAATCTCTAATATCTTTTGGTAAGTCTTTAAATAAAAGATTATCTTTAATTACTTTAATAACTTCATTCATTATATACTCCACATATGTAAGCAACCTAACATGATTGCAGTTAAACATAAACTCGAAAAAATAAAACCTAAAGTGTAGTATGCTATTTTTTTAAGCATTTGCTCTCTCCTCTCTTTGTTTTTTAAATTGAAAAAGTAAATCATCAACAGTTTTAATTTGATATAATTCTTCATCAGTATCAAATTTCATACATTGTTGTTCTGAATCTACAGGGATTGTCCATTGATAAATTTCTCCATTATCATTTTCATCAACATAATATAAAAGATTTTTAGATACTAAAGAACCAAACACTCCTTTAAGTGTATCAACATTCCAATTTAATTTTTCAATATCTACAAAATCTTCTTTACAAATATGACAATCAGTGCCATCTGTACTATCAATTAGTTCTTGTGCTAATAAAGTTTCTTTTTCAGTAAGTGTTATCATTATGCTCTCCCATTTTTTAATTCATAATTAACAAAAACTTGAGAATTTAATTCATCAAATTTTTTAAGAAAACTCCAACTAAAATTTTCAGGATTATTTTCTTCCATGAATAATTTAAATTCCATAGGGGAATTTGTTTCTTCAAGTCTTTTTAATATTTCTTTTTCTTTAGTGTTCATGTTTTTCTCTCCTTTATTTAAATTAAACATACAAATAAAGTACCAGAATGGTTGTATTATGCAAATGTTATTTTTGGCGTAAAATATAGCTTATTTAACCTTTTTTTAGTTATTTTTCTAATTTCGTTAGAATTTTGTTGAAATAACAAATCAGTAATATAAAAAACGAATCAATTAAAGATATGATTATAAATAAAAAAATATATAACGAGAGAGTCGCAAGACAAGTATTTATTTTCATATCAAATACTAATCGTGTTGGGTTGGCTTCTCTCTCCAACCCAGCACCTACAAGAGAGATAAAAAATGAAAATAAGAAAATATAAAATCCCAACATGGTTTATAACAGAAGAACTACAGCACAAAGTAGGAATTAGTTATGACCATGAAACTAAAAGAGCATATGAACTTTTAGATATAATGTCAGATAAATATTGGAAGATTGACAGAAGAAAAAAGTTTAATCGAATAGAAGTTACAGAAGAAGAATATCAAACTTGGTATGTATATTTTTTAGAATATTATATTGATAGTGAATCAATCTATAAAGGCACTAAAGAATATAAAGAATCAAAAAAACTTTTAGATAGAATGATTAAATTTTTTGGTGTTCCAACTTTTAATGAAAGTCACAGGGCTGGTAGCAAATTAAAATTTGTTAGAACTCTTATTAAAACAGGAGTTGCACAAAAAATATTTAAAGGTAATGACACAATTAATTAGGAGAGAATATGAAACAGCTTGATATATTTGAAACTGATTACGAGTCTTGTAATTACACCAAGACTAGCCAAGAGGGATTAGCCACAATAAAGCCTAAGATTAAAACTAAAAGAGAACAAGTTTATGATCTTATAAAACTTAACGCACTAACTAATTATGAAATATCAGATGAGTTAGATATGCCTTTAAGTTCTGTTTGTGGTAGAGTGCATGAGTTACAAGAATTAAACTTAATAGAAAATTCTGGTAAGACTAGAAAAACTAAATATGGAAAACAAGCGATAGTATGGCAAAAAAGAAAGTAGCAACAAAAGGCGAGAGAGAGCATATGAGCAAGGTTGCTAGTTTAGGGTGTCTAGTGTGCCAAAGACCAGCTAATGTGCATCACATACGACCCATTGGGCTAGGAATAGGCATGAGATCGAGCCACTACCAAACGATACCTTTATGCCACGACCACCATCAAGGACAGTTCAGTATTCATAACTGTAAGGAACAATTTGAGGCTCGTTATGGTACAGAACACGAAATGTTACAAAGAACTTTAAATGAAATTAAGAACTTAAATGAAGTAAATGATTTTTTTAACTTTAACAAAGGAGAGAAATAATGCAGATCAAAAAAAAGTCAAAAAAACAATTAAAAAAAGAAAATAAGCAGAAATTTGATGCTTATAAAAATTACAAAAATGCACAAAAAAAATATGGTAAATATTTTCATATTATTTGTGAAAATAGCAAAGAACAGGGAGAATACTAATGGCTGAAATGAGAGATGAACATTTTGAGGTTGTATCTAGCAATCGTGCTAGAGAATATGAGAAACAAAAAAAGACCACAAATATAATTAAAACTCTATTAAATAGATATACAAAAAAACAATTAATCGAGATGATCGAGAAAGAGAGTAAAAATGCAAAGTAGAAAGTCAGGATATTTTCTAGTTTATAGAGATGTATGGAAACACCCTGTATTTAAAAATTTAGTAGAGTCAGCTATTTGGCTATATATGATTAGTTCTGCAAGTCATAGAGATAAAACTGCTAGATATTTAGATAATGAAATATTTATAAAACGAGGCGAGTTAATATTTCCTTTAAGAAAAAATGCTAAGATTTGGAATATACCTTATACTGCTATGCGAAGTTTCATTTTAAGGTTGAAAAGACGAGGCATGATAAACCATCGACTCACCACATTGAAACCAACGAATGATTTTAAGTATAGCAAAATAACTATAGTTTCTGTGGTTAATTACGACAAGTTCCAATATGTTGACCCTGTGGATAACCAACGACTCACCAACGATCACGCGTATCTAATAAACTATACTAATACACTAGAATCTAATATATCACCAAAGAAGTCTAGCAAGGAAGATTATAAGAAAATTGGGGATTGGGGAGAATATAACATCATCTTGAAAGACTCTAAAAAGTTTCTAAAACATAAATGGAAAGATGAGCCTCTGAAAGAATATCAATGAGTGCGATATTAAGAATATTCAAGTATGTCAGAAAAAGATTGATTAATCTATCTATTGAAAATAAAAGGTTAAAGATGCAACTTGAATTTTACAAAGCCATAGTAGAAAGCGAAAATAATAATAAGCACTAAATGGTCAGAAAAAAGTCAAAATTTAGACACATTTCAATATCGAACAAGAAATACTACTTTTATCAGATTAAATGGTGGGATATTCTTGGAGATTCTGGCCACGCTGGAATAAAAGAATTTGATAATATGAAACCAGCTTTGATGACAACTACAGGCTATGTCTATTCTAAAGATAACAAACATTTAAAAACATTTGCTAGTTATGATGAGAATGAGGAGTCTTTTAGCGATAGAAATGTCTTTCCTATTGGTTGCATAAAAGAAATGAAAAAATTGGAGATATAATGAAAATAGAAAATGCAGATATAAACACTATAAAACCTTATGAAAACAATCCTAGAAAATTAAAAGACTCAGCTATAGAAAAGGTTGCTATGTCTTTAAAAGAATATGGCTTTAGACAGCCTATAGTAGTTGATAAAGATAGAATAATTGTTGTAGGCCACACTAGGTATAGAGCCTCTAAAAAATTAGGCTTTAAAGAAGTACCAATTACTATTGCTGACAATCTTACACCAGAACAGATAAACGCATATAGAATAGCAGATAATAGAACTGCTGAAGAATCTGAATGGGATAGCGAATTGCTTAAAATGGAAATAAAAGATTTAGAGGCTAAAGATTTTAAATTAGATTTATTAGGTTTTAATGAAGATCAGCTAAACGATATGTTATTTGAGGAGAAACAAGGTTTAACTGATGAAGATGAAGTTCCTGAAGCACCTGAAGAACCTATATCTAAACTAGGAGATATTTGGAAACTTGGTAAGCATAAATTAATTTGTGGAGATAGTACAAAACTTGATACTTATGATAAATTATGTGGAGAAACAAAAGTTGATTTATATTTAACCGATCCACCTTATAATGTTTCATATGAGGGTAAAACTAAAGATAAATTAACTATACAAAATGATAAACAAACTGACGATGAATTTATACAATTTTTAAGTCAAGCCTTTGTATCTGCCGATTCTGTACTTAAAATGGGTGGTGCATTTTATATATGGCATAGTGATAGTGAGGGTTTAAATTTTAGATTAGCTTGTATAGAAGCAAAATGGAAATTGCGTCAAACTTTAATTTGGTCTAAAAATTCAATGGTTATGGGTAGACAAGATTATCATTGGCAACACGAACCTTGTTTATATGGTTGGAAAGAGGGTAGTTCTCACAGTTGGTATTCAGACAGAAAACAAACAACTATTATTAAATACGATAGACCAACTAAATCTAAATTACATCCTACTATGAAGCCTGTTGGACTTATGGAATATCTAATTAAGAATAGTTCTAAACAAGAAGATATTATATTAGATTCATTTTTAGGAAGTGGATCAACATTGATAGCTTGTGAAAAACAAAGTAGAATATGTTATGGAGTAGAATTAGACCCTATTTATTGTGATGTAATAGTTAAAAGGTGGGAGGATTTTACAGGAATGAAAGCGAAGTTAGAAAATGGACAAAATTAAGGCAAATAAGACAGAAAAAAGACAAGGTGCTGGAAGACCCAAGATAGTGGTCGATATAGAAATCCTAAAGAATTTAGCCTCT